GACGGTTGGAACTTGGTTGGCACCTGTAATACCAGATAGCTCAACTGCTCTAGTCCCTAGACCATCATTTTCTACCCATCTATAAATACCACCTGCTCTTGGATTTATAATTAAATTTTCTCCAAAATTGTCATGTGTCCATAATCTTAATTGGTTCGTTAAACTTAAAGCGCTTGTGCTTCCAAACGTTCCTGCACCCCAACCATTTATGCCCCAACCTGTACCAGCAACGTAAACATCTAGTCCAACATTTATTTGATAAGTGCCAACAACAGAAGATCCTCCGTTGCCGCTATCATTAGCATTTGCAGTAACCGTTGCCCCTGAAGTGTCTTTGGCCTCTATCGTGTAGCTATTATCATTTACTATAGTCGCTATTTGATATTCTTGTTGAAGTACTGCCTGTGTTATATTTCCACCAGACCCTAATCCATTACTGTCAACCCCACTAAATGTAACAAAGTCATTTTTAACTGCCCCATGTGCCGTATCTGAAACAGTAATTGTTGCATCTCCATTACTTGCGGAAAATGTTACATCACCAGCAGAGGTAGTGCTTCTTATGGGAGTTACATCATTAAAAGCGCCACCAGCTTCAATATAGTATTTTAAGTGAGTTCCAATACCTAAAAACTTAGTACCAGCCAAAGAAACCCAAGGATGTAAGGCTCTGGCCGTACCTAAATAAGTATTGCTTGTAAGCTTACTCCAACCCCCAAACTTTTCTGGCCTGCCTTTTCTAAACCTTACTAAATTACAATCAAACCAACCGCCTTCATTATCATAGTCGGTACCTTCTCTATAAATACCTGGTCTGAATATTGTTTTTTGTAGTGCCATTTAAACCTTGCTCCATTCCTTACCTTCAAACAAATTAGCTTCAGCTTCTCTACGTTTGACCAATCCACCTAAGATAACACCACCAGCTTTATTCCAACGTTTTATTTGTTCTGGTACGCCGCCATAATCACCCTCGTTAAGAATACGTAACAAAGTAGATTCTTTTAGATTAGTTGGTCCTAAGTTGTATACCCAACAAACTAATGCATCAAACTGACATTGATCTAACGGCACCTTAACCATATCGTTAATATAACCTTCATACTCCGGCATTTCTTCTTGCAATAAATGTTCGGCTTCGTCCTGGTTAATTTTATCGCCATCTTTTACATCTTTTGTATGTCCGTAGCCAATTGTCCAAACTCCTACGGAGTCCTGATAAGCCTCTAGCTTACATCCTTCGTAGTTTTTAATTAAAGATATACCCTCTTCAGATATGTTCATATTAATCATCCTTGGGTGTGTTAGATGCCCCAAAGTAAAAACTAATTATAGCTGACGCTAAACCGCCTAAATATCCTAATACTAAATTAATTAAAGCTTCTGAGTTTTGTTCTGGAGGCTGAATAGTTACTAAGAATATGTATCCCATAAAACCACCAACTACAGCTATACCTATAATTCTGGCTGTCCAATCTTTAGAAAAAGTTTGCCTAGCGTTTTGTGTGTCTTGTACTTCTAGTTTAAACACATCTACCTCTAGTTCTTTCATTTTAAGTTCAAACTCAGCTTCAGCTTTCTTTAGCTCAAGCATTTGTTCGGGTGTAGCATTATCTATAGCTTTTTGTATTTCTTTTGGTTCGTTCTTACAACCCAATACATCTGCAATCATGTTTGCAGCCATACCACCCATAGGGCCTCCTAGTGCTGTACCCAAGGTTGGTGCTACTGATCCAACTAAGTTTTTAAGTAGTGCTTTCATATATCCTCCAAAGTAAATATTTCTAAAGGTTTACTAATACCTTTAACTGCTATTGGTTTTAATGATTTTAGCTCAAAACCACAATTTTTTGCAGTTTCCTCTGCAATTATTAAATCTTTGCCTACAGTTTTACAACTAGATTCGCACCTAGCAGCTATATTTACGGCAGATCCAATAGCCGTATAATCAAATCTAGTAGACGATCCACAGTTACCAATTACAGCTTCACCAGTATTAACACCTACACCAATTTCAACTCCAACATCAGAAGATCTAAAGTTGTCTTGTATTTCTTTAGCGCACATAACAGCAGCTTGCTCGTGATTATCTAAATCTAAAGGAGCATTAAATATAGCCATCATGGCATCACCTATATACTTATCTACCATACCTCCATACTTTTTAACCGCGTCTGATTGAATTGTAAGAGCTTTGTTCATAATTTGAGTTACTTGTTCAGGTTCCATACTTTCACTCATAGCAGTAAATCCACGAACATCAGTAAATAAAAAGGTGCATCTTTTCTTTTCACCACCCAACTTTAATAATCCAGGATCTTTTTGTAATGCTTTTACTTGCCTTGGATCTAAGTAATGCTCAAATTGTTTTTTAATTTGTTGTCTTAATTTGTATTGCTCTCTGAATCTTATGTAAAAAGCAACACTTGCAGTAGTAAACTGAGATATTAAACTCCAAGTGACATCAATCAATACTCCCTTTTGTATTGTATAAACGCCAAAGAAGGCCGTAGACGCAAAAACTACACCAAAGAATGATATACCAGCGGTTATACCAAAAACATTCAGAGCAAGCCAAACAAACACTACAGAAAACAAAAAAATTAATATTTCCAAAGCAAGTGCATAATCAGGTATGTAAGGGCTATCTTGTATCAATATACTTTCTGCTAATGCTGCTTGTATTTTGTGCGGTTCTAACAAACCTGCGGGTGTGGCAATTTGAGGCATAATCCCTTTTGCTGTAAACCCTACAAAAACAAATTTATTTTCTACATCCATTTCAGCGAGATTAGTTTGTGGTGTGTTAACCCAACTTACCCATTTACGACCTAATGAATCTACCGGTACTGAAGGCAACCCTTTTACTCTTACTTCTTCCAGACCATTATCATTTGTTTTTATAATATAAGTATCAGCTCCAGCTAAGACTTTCAAAACTTCTGTACCGTATGTTGATACCCAACCGTCAGGTGTGCGCATTAGAAGAGGTAATCTACGAACTAAATTATCTACATCTGTCCTGGCTACTGCTAAACCCTGACTGGCGTTAGCTTTTAAAATATCTATATTTTGTATTACACCTTCAGACATAATGCCTCCGCTTTCTGGTCCGAGGATAACTGTTCCAGAAGTAGGTGGATAATCACCTTCTCCCTCAAACATAGCCAGAACACTTGGAGAAAAACTCAGAGCTTCTGTAAAATCAAAGTCACCACCAAATCTATCAGGTTGTGGAAAGGCTATAACCCAACCTACACCTAATGCACCTTTTCTTAATAAATTAATGTGTATTTGGGCTAATGTTTGCCTAGATAAAGGATAGCCACCTTCATTAGTAATATCATTCTCATTTATATTAAGAATTACAAAATTACCTGAAGGTTCTTTATCTGTTACTAACGAATCAAAAGTTTTTAACTTTAATATTTCATAAGCCGTAGGTTGAAAATAATAAGTTGCACCAAGCAACATAAATAAACTTACAAATATTATTGTTTTTTTCATCCTGATCCTTGCTTAATTTTTATTGTAGTTGAAGATCCACCATTTATTTTAACCGTATTAGTTACTCCATCTTGTATAAGTATAACTGTATAACTATCAGATCCATCTAAATCTAATCTAGCGCTTTGACTTACGGTTCTTGTCAAACTTATATTTTGACCAGATATGATTGTAGTGATTTGAGTATCTTTGTCTTGTCCTATTTCTGTACCAACAATACGTATACCAGCACCACCTTGTTTCAAGGCATCTTCTTCTTTTGTTATGGCTAGTGCATCTAAAACATTAAGAAGATCTTCAAGAAAATTAACATCTAAATAATTAACATCTAATTCTGTAAACTCTAATTCTTCCTCTGCATCTAAAAAGTCCTCATTAAGATAATCTATATCAAGATCATTAAAATCTAAATAATCAGCAGATGTTTGCGTTTGCGTTTGTTCTAAAGATTCTTGCGTTTGTTCTGGAGGATTTACAATAAGCATGTTGTCTATTAGATCTAATGTAATATCTAGCTCTACAGGTGCTGTAGGATTGTTTTCAAAAACAGATACCGTAGTTGCTTGATAAGGTTTGTTTAGTGTCACACTACCCATACCGGTAGATACTATAATTTCTCCACTAGATATACCGTTTTCGTCTGGTAATAGTATGACAAGAGATCTGCCTAATTCATCTACCGTACAAGTAAAGTCTGTGCCTCTGATAGCTATATCTGCGGTAGGTGTGCGTATAGATATATTACTTTTGTTGTTAAATTTACCTGTTATGAATCTTGCAGTACCACTAGCAAATTTAAGTGCCATTTTTGATTTAGATGGATCGGGATCGTAGATGTATTCATCTATAACCAGCTTAGAATGTTCAGTTAATTTTACTGTAGAAGAATCTTCAAAGGTTATGGCAACTCTGCCCGCTTCTGTGCGGACATCATCCATTTGTTGTATATCAAATTGTAATTCGGCTCCGTAAGCCTTGTCTCTAAGAACTTGTGCGTTACCTTTAACTTCAGATATAGAACCTATATCAACAGACGAATGAAGTTGTTGCGTCTGACTGAGTAACGCAAACAGTACCATTAGAGCCAGAGGATGTAATTTTAAGCCAGTCATTATCAGATGTAGACTCCTGATCTATATTAAATGTTCTTGATGCCCCTGTATGATCTAGGTAAAAATATCCACCAGCATAACCATCTCCATCATAGGTAACGGTATTATCATTACCATCAATATCCATATAGTTAGTTGCGCCATCCACATCTATAGATGATGTTATTGTGTTTCCTGAACCTTGTATAATCCAATCTAAATCTAAGTTTGCTGCTAGTGCAGTCATAGCGTGATTCAAAGTCATAGTGTTCGTACTGCCCGTAACCTGGACATTCACATTAGAACCATCTGCTCCCGTAGCATTAGTTTCATCTGTAGACATGTTAAATGTGTTGGTATCACCTATAAAAGAAAAATAACCTGTATAGGTATCGGCCCATATATCGCCAAGAAATTTATTTGTATTACCTTTTTGTAGTATATCTAAGGTCATAGTTGCACCATCTAAATCTAATGGTGTCATATTAGATGGTCCTGCTGCGGCATCCGATCCACCAATAATGTTACCACTACCTCCAACTTGTTCTATATCTAAGTTAGATGTTGCACCAGATTGCGTTATATATACCTCGTTGTCTGCTGTCACCACATTCAAAGATATAAGTAAAAACAATAAGCTAACTACCGTTCTTTTTCTTCCAATAGCCTTGTTCATATCCTTCCTCTATTGTTTGTAAGACAGCCGTCTCGATAGCCATCTGTAAAGCAATATTTATAGACTCATTCTCTACCATACCGCTCTCAATTTCAACTAATTCAGTATTATTTGAATAAAATTTGAACACATCAGAAGAGATGGCAGCGCTCAATATTGACTTAGTTACTAGCACCTCTAGCAATATTTTTCCTGTACTAACAGATACGGTACGCAAAGAAATTGTTACAGAGTCTTGTCTGTATTCTTTAGAAGCTCCAATACCTAAATATCTAGCACCTGCACCTCCAGACTTAACATTACTTTCATACCCTATTACACCTCCTTCCATAATAAGACCAGCAAAAAGCAACGGTTTAACTTTTTGTTTTTCATCAAATGATTCTCTAGTTGTACGTATTAATTGTCTTTCTTTTGTTAAATTATCTAAACCTTTTCTCTCCACCACATCAAAAACATTTGAATGTTTCAAAGCCCTAATTAGATACGCATCAGGAGATTGTGTTATTGCCGTACTAAAACTAGCGTACTGACTATTAGATCTGCGCTGTCCTGTATCATCTTTAAAAGATTTACCATATACAGCCACTACAGGTTTTCTTTCGGGTTCTGGTGATTCTGATAGTTTTGTTAACAAACTACCAACTTGCGCTGATTCAATAGATCTGACTGGCGGTATGCCGTTATCTAAAGGCGGTATAATTAAAGAACAACTAGAAAGTAAAAGAACCGAGAGGTACAGTAATTTCTGTTGTATTGCCTTCTTCATCTGTAATTATTAAAGTTACCTTATCGTCTTCTACCCTATATTCTATAGTGTTACCTTCTAATTCAAGAACACCAAAATCAGAGGCAGTTTCACCAAACAAACTATCAACCAATTGTCTGCTTAGTTGTGCGTATATTCTACTCTCTAAATTACGTATAAACCTAGCAAGCGTAGTGTTTTCTGCTTCTCTTTCCAAGTCTTCTACATAAGCCTTTATTTCTTCACGTATGGCTTCTTTTCTGTTGAACTCCTGGTTCTCTATAGTTAGATAATGGCTTGATGTACCAACACCTGAAAAACTAGGGTTCTTAAACTTATGTGTCATTTCATCTGCACTCAAATATGCAACAAATAATGTGATGCTCAGAATACTCAAAATAATAAAAAGATGATCCCATCTATCCATTACGTCTGTCCTTTTGTTGTTGTATTCGTTTGCAAATAATAGCTTTCTTTAGCTTCTGATTTTGTTGTTTTGCCATTAATCTTTTCTTTGGTCATCTCTATCTGCTTTTGCAATCTTATTGCTGTCTATTAATTGCGGTACACCTAATATAGTTTTGATAAGTGTGTCCTGGCGTATGATCTCGTTATCAAGAGATCTAACTCTATCTATAAGAGCAACCAGGATTCCATGTTGTGAATCTAGCTTGGTACCAAGCCTTTGTTCCATTTGCTCTATTTGGTCAGCAACCTTATCGTCAAGCACGTCTACTTTAGTTTCCATACCGTCAATAATACGGTTAATTAGTTTCCAAATAAAGAATCCCAGACCTAACGCAGCAGCTATTGGAAAGCCTACTTCGTTGATAAATTGAACTGCTTGGTCCATTAATCTACCGGGGTATGTAGACCTTTTTCTATAAGAATGTCCCTGTTACGCATGTGTTCAGCTTCTACGTCATCTTTTGATTGACCGTAGTAAGCTACTGCTAAATTGCATTTAACCATTAGTTGATTAATATTTACACCATCTACAACAACGTCACCTAAAACTCTACCAAACTTACCTCTAGAGTCTTTAAGCTTAGTTTGTATAACTACTTTTTCTCCTTCTTTTATAGCTTCTTTTAAGAAAGCTGAAGCCATTTTTCCTCTAGCCTTCTCATCTTTGTTACGAGTACGTGACTCGGGAGTATCAATACCATATAAACGAACACGAGACTTATAAAGAATATCAAAGCCAAGATCCAAAATAACGTCACAAGTATCTCCATCAACAACTTTTTCAACTTTACAAGAGTACTCATACATCAGATATACCTGGTAGCAACTAAGCAAGTTATTAATACAGGGTATATACCCCATATAAGTGCTTCTAGTCTTTTAAACTTTGCAGATCCCTCATCTAATCTTTTTTCAATATACTCAAATCTAATAGCCGATTCTCTTTCGTATACTTTCAAAGATGTTAAATCAGAATCTTCTTTAGTCATTTGTCGTCTTTTACTCTTTTTGTAGTATAAGCTTCATTAACGTCTGGAGTTGATTCGTCATCACCAACAAACTTACCGTCTTCGTCTCTGGCTCTAACTTTTACTCTTTTAGTGCCTGTAACTTTATCTACTAACTTACCCCACCACTTCATTATTTATCCTTGGCCTTGCCTATATTTAAAGCTAAAAAATCTATTAGCTTATAGAGTTTCGCTAACCATTTATCTCCTTGAGGAGTTGGTGTAACCGCAGCTACAAGTGAAGCTATAGCTATAATCGCTGTAATCCACATAAATATATTAATCCACATCATTACTTTTCTCCTATTTTCTTAGTGATTGATTCAACTTGCGGTTCTTCTTTTTTAGAAGCCTCGGCTAAAACTTTTATATGCTCCATAGTTTGTTTGCGAAAATTAGCTATGCCTTCTATTTCAGTACCTTTCCAAGTGCCTCTTTCTACTGACGCATCTAATATTTGAATGATGTTTATAAAGTATTGTTGTTCCATAATTTTATCCTAAAGTTTTTTTAACTGATGTTGGTGTAACTTTTTCTGTTATTTGTGCGTTTAATTGAGATTTAATTTCTGTAACTCTATCTGATCCTAAAGCAGATTCTACCCAACCTTGTACTGTGGCTGCATCAAGGCTAGACCAATTTGTAAAACTAGACAAATCAGATATATCTAATTCTTGACATCCAAACCTAAAAGCAGTTTGTGGATTGCCATCTGCATCATTATTAGCATCATCAGTTGCTGTAATAACCCAATGTACTGTATGCACTACGTTTGATTTACCACTTTTTGTTGGGTATACATCACATTCAGAAACATCCCAAGTATAATTAATTGCCATTATTTTTCTCCTCTAACTCCAAGGTGTGAATTGCTGAACACCAAATTGAACAGGAACTAATTTAGTTTCTGAACCGCTAAATGTAACTGCTTCTTGTGCTATACCAACAATCATAGAAGGATTGTCTGTTGCTTTCATGCCTATGCCAGCAGTTGATGAAGTACATATACCATCACCCACTTCTATATTACCACCTGAGTTATTACAAATTATATGTCCATCACCTAATATACTAATATTGTGCAAATTATTTGCATAAGTTCCAGTTGTAGGACACATAGGGGAAGGTCGCATATTACTTGAATATGCACCTAAAACTTTTTTACTATTAGCAGATTGTGATTTTTGTACTGTATATCTAATACTTTGTCTTTTATTTGCTTCTGTCAAATAAACTGAAACTATCTCCACAAGAGTTCCGTAAGGATAAGCGTCTGAATCATCTGATGGATTGTCTGCATCAGGCACATTAACTTCGTGGTGAGCAGTAAAAGCTCCATAAGTTACTGTTCCACCAGAAGACGTAATTGTGCCTATGCCATCACCATCACCATCTTGAAATGTAAGCATAGTGTTTGTACCACTATTATCATCTGTGCCTGCTCTTATTGCAGGTCCAAATCTGTTGACATTGTTACCATCACATATAAATATCCCAGTAAATTTATTATTGGCATTTTGAAAAACTTGAAATTTTTGTGAGTTTGCATCTAATGTTTCTGAACCTATTAGTAAACTACCATCAAGAAATCTTGCGTTTTCACTACCGCCTGTTACAAAATTTATTGAACTGCCAGTTGGTCTA